TTAGCTTTTATATATTAAATAACTGAGGTATAGCAGAAAGACGGCCACCATAATACCTAGCGGTGCCTCTTCCCACGCTCCAATCTGATACAGTAAATAGGTGTACCACAGACAAGTACCAGCTATTGCAAGCTCAAACATGATTAACAGTATTTTTATATTCATATCATTCATTTATTGTTCTGTGCGCGTAGTCGATCATTCGCATTGCAGACACGTCATCAATAACCCATAGGTCGTTTTCATAATCAGGACCGACCATTATATAGTCTTGAATGCACGACGCGATCCAAATTTTGCATCGGTGTCGCATTCGTGGCGAAAGTCTCGGCTTTGGGTTACGCTTGCAATAGTCGTCAAGCGACTTCCACGCAGCATTTTCTATGTAATACGATCTAGGCATATAACTTTCCACCCTTCAAAATTGCCACTTGTGGCTTAGAGAAACACCCTGTAAAGAACAATTCCAAACCCGTGTTCAGTGATTCTGCGAATGTGGTTGCCACGACCATCCATTCGCCAATTCTTGCTACATACAGCCCGGCGCGTTTTTCTATTTTCATATTAGTTAAATAATTCTTTTGAATAAGATTCGATAAAGTTTTTTTCGTTGAAAGCGCGGCCTTGTGGCGCGAGGAATACGTGAACGTCCATCCCTTCCACGTCCATGAGTGCCATTTTGTACCCCGATAACAACTCCATATACTCTATCGCCTCAAACATTGTATCATCAATTTCGTATATCTCTATGTCGTGGATTCTATCAAACTGTGGATAACGCCCGTCCTCAAAAAGCATAGGATATGAGCCGTTTATTAGCTCCATGGCACCGAAAATCTTAGTGTCCATGATCTTTCGTGCACCCTTCATATAGGGGTCGTGGTTATAAAATCCTTCTTTCAGTGATCCGTAAACGCCGATGATAACCATATTATTACTTCATTCTGTTTAGGTAGTCGTTAATTCCGTGGTTGTGTGCGTTGTCCATTCGTAGCCACGTCTCAAATGGTTTAGTGAATTTGATTTTTTCCTTTTGCACCCCGATAACAAACTTATTAAATTGTTCGATGTTGTATGCACTGAATGGATAAAATGTAGTGACGGTAGCGGCGGGGATAATATCCATGAGCAAGTCTAGTATCTTGTCAAAGTTTCTGCGTGCTTTTAGTGCTGAGTTACGGTTGATTGCGTCGTGTATATCCTCCATGTCCACACGCGATAGGAGTTCTTTGACGTAGTTATTTTCACGGTCACTTTCTACAACAAGCTGAACAGCGAGTCGTGCAAGGCCAAACGCGAGAGAAAATAGTACAGGAGATTTTAACCAAAAGTTAGAAGGTGTGCGGTACTCCAAACCGTATGAAGGTAGTCGAAACTCACCAGCACGTCCGTATGTTTTGCGTCGCTCCCTGTTTCCTCGGTCGCGATCAATGAGGACCATTGTGTTGCCGAGAATAATATCAAGCACAGGAACCATTACTTGTACATTTTTTAGTGCTTTCTTAACTTGTCCGGGGCGGTTGGTGTATTCATAATCACCGAAATGGATATGTCCACCACCGGAGCGTGAACGATATACTGTGGGGTCTACGTCGATATATGAGCGCATGATTTGTCCGTCTGGTCCCACGTTATTACTTACGCTGCATCCGAATTGCTTGCAGTTATTGCTCAATTTTTCAAAATTAGTGCGCGTGATCTTTACTGTATTATCAAAACTGACGCTAACACCCTCTTTCTTATAACCACCGAGTTCCAGGTGTCTTTCAAGAAGGCGAAAACAGTCACCGATATAGTTTCCCAACAATCCACGACAGTACGATGGCGCGGGGTTCATTTCGATTTGCACACCATCAATGATGAATTTACCCCTTGGTCCGATTAGTCCCTCTTTCGGTAGTACATGCTCGGCCCCGATTACTTTACCGTTTTTTGTGATGAAAAACTCGGGGTCGCATCCCATTTTCAAGTCTTGCTGCGTGGATAGTTCTCGCATATTATTTTCCGCACACCTTACAAACCTTAATATTTGTACACATAATTTATTTTTAAATCTTCACATTAAATCCATGAATAAATATACCATGAAGTTGTACTTGACAGCAATGATTTACCATTTCTCGCTACTAATCCACGCTGTTAGTTCTGCTGCGGTTGCGTCTACGTTCTTTCGACAGTCTGCTACATCGGCCCTAGCAGCCTCTAAAAGCCCCCACGCGGCGTCTTTTTCTCGGTGGTCGTAGTTGTCCCCCTTAGACTCCTTAATCAATAGTATAGCGTCGTGGTACTCGTTTTGTGATCGTGCGTAGTCGTATAGTGCATTGCGGAGTTCGGAGCGTAGTGTGCGGATGTGGTCGGGGTCGCCCTGCTTATACTCGCTCATTTCCACGATCTCTTGCATGAGTTTTTTTTGTGCGTCGTCGTCGCCTCCGAATATTTCTATAATGGAGGGTTCGTCGGCCCCTCTTTCTTCTAAAAAATCGTAATCGTAATCGTCGGAATAGTCTTCTGCTGGCTGTTCGCGTTCCCGTTCCCACATGTCCTTAGTCTTTATGGGAGAGGCCACCATACCATCGGGAAGCATGGGATAGTTTGGGTCGAGAAACCTAGTAATCCCCTGGTCGATTTCTTTTGTTTTTGCCGTGTTAAATCCTGTGGTTTTTTCCTTGGGCCAGTATCGCTCCCAATCATTCGATCCTTTGGTTTTATCAACTGCAAAACCGTATCCGATGTTTATTGACTTTTCAATGATTTCTCCGGTGTCCCATTCCAAACTAAATAGAACATCTGTTTTTACGTCCTTAGAGCTACCACCCATTGATCTAAGGGCGAACACAGTATTGTCTTGTTCAAGGAGTAGTGGGTTGCGGTAGTTATGGCCCCAAAATATTTTCTTTACGTAACTGTTTTTGTCTGTTTGGATAGCAATAAACGCAATACTCCCCACGCTTTCGATTGCGTCCTTTTTACCATCAAGGAACATTGCAAGATCAATAGCAAATGATTCGCTGTCATTGATTTTTATTTCCGGGTCCTCGGAGTAAACCTTTTTAGAGTTTACAAATTCCTCTGCTTTGTACTGGTGAAATTCGGTACGAAATACATATCCCTCTGTTTTGTACTTCTCGAATGTTTCTTGCCAGTTGGAAATAACCCCGTTGTGTACGATGTAATAATCGTGGTCGAGCTTATTCCACTGAACAACAAGGGGGTGTGTCGCTTCCACATAGTTAGGCGTGGATGTCGGCATTCGGTGGTGGAACATGATGTGCTTTGCGGTTTCTTGTCGCAGCATCTTTTCTATTTCGGTCCCGGTGGTTGCACGCATTACTTCGCCAATTTTATTATTTTGGTCGATAGTAACGTATCCGAAACCCTCGGAGCCTCGGTGTTTTTGCTTACGCCACCGCCTTAAAGTTGGCTTTACGGCGTTTCTCCCCTCTCGTGCACTGACAAATAAAATTCCACACATAATTAGTTTAAAAAGTCACCATCATCTTCTAATACTAACATCCGTTCTTCGTAGTCGTCCTGTACTACTCGCGCCTCTTCTTCAATTAGCTCGTCTACCAGCGTTCTGTCGTCCTCTTTCAGTCTCCCGATGAGTTCACGGAAGTATTGCTCTGTTTCGGGACGGAGTTTCAGCTTTTTAAAGAATACATCCGCCTTGTAATCTGGGCGAATAATCATTGACGCCTTAGACAGAAGTTCCATGTTGAATCGTGGGTCACTCGTGTCGGCTGCAATGTCTAAGATTGTTTGGTGTAAGTATACCCACTGTATGATTTCGTGTGGGTCGATTGTGCCTCCGAGGTACCTAATTTCCACAGTACCATGTTTTAGCAAGGCGTGGAGGTTCAAACCACAATATCGTGAGTGGTGGCGACGATTGTGTTGTGCAGTTTCAATGGTGTCGTCGTCATGTAGGTGGAACCAGAGGCGCATAAAGTCCCGCACCGATCTGCATGAATTAATGTCTTCCAGCGACGCACGCTGTGATACACGTCGCGCAAAGTCATTCGCTCTGCGGTCCGATGGAAGCATTGATGCAATCACATCATCAAATGCAATGTAGAATGCGGCAAGACGCTTTAATCTACTGAGTTGTTTCGTGTCTTCGTTTACCAATGGAAGGATAATTACACGCATTTTATCTGCACGTGTGGGGTCAATATACACGTATCCGTTGATAGGGTTTATTGCGGGTCGTCCGTTCCACTCGTCGAGTTTTGAGTCTCCGTTTTTGTCTACGGGCATTTCTTTAAAAATCCTATTTCTTCGGCCTAGTACTCCATGTGCCAAGATTTTGCATGTTTGTGGTTGGTCCATTTTTCCTTTGTGGTTCACAAAGAGAACGCGGTGCGGGAAAAACGTAGCGTCATTCATGTACTTAATGAGTCGGTCGGTGCTGCTTGCGCTAAATGGTGAGCGTCCGGTCATGCAATCGGCAAGATGCCTGTCTTCTGTGGTTCCTCTTTTGATGAGGAATTTAATAACAGAGCTGTGGACAATCCACAAAACCTTGTCGTGGCTTTTCTTTTCTTTATACTTAATGTAGGTATTAATAAGGCTGGATGACTTTGCTACAGTGGGTTTGTAGAAGTCTGCTGCATCCAGGTGGACGTGCAAACCGCATGACTCGTCAGTGGCACCTTTTAATTTCTTAATAGATGCACATGTTTTGAATACCTGTTGTTCTCCGGCGTGCCCCTGGAGTACCGGGCTTACTACCTCCAAGCCATTTCGTACTGAACCATCACTCACGATGTTGTACTCCGCACCGATCATGCGTCGCAGTTCATCTGCGTTACTCCAAGAAAAATTGATTTCGTACTCCACACCGAAAGGACGTGTGGACACCACATATTCTCCTTTTTCGTTCGAGCGATACACGGTCGGTTCTTTTAGTTTTGTAGCTTGTGGAGTGACTTGTGTCTGTCTTACTGCTAGCTCAGCGGGTTGTATTATTTCCACGTTTTGCAAAATCGCTTCTCGTTGCATCCGCCAAACCATTTCGGCAGCACCGTGTACAAGCCCAAAATGGTTCTGTCCCCATGGGTTTACTGGATTTATTGCATTTTCTGGTGCTTGTTCTGGTGCTCCTGGCATAAAAATAGATAAATGTTTATGGAGATAATATTAACAAATTAAAAAGGTGAATACAATAAAAATTTATGGTGTAATGCGAAATATGGTTTTTCATATTACACCACGAGAAAATGTTGACATCAAAGTACCGTGTTGCTATACTTCTCGTGTCTGGTAGCAGCGGGGTTGCACGACTCTCCACTGCGCTGGGCATGGGGACCCGCAAGGTTCCCGTGTGAGGTGGTTTTGCAGATTTGGGACAATCTGCCGTACTGTCGGATGTGGTATTGATGTTCCCTTGCTCTGATCCTTCGTTAATCCGGTTAATAATGATTGCTCCTAGTGGTTCGCAAGGACTGCGAGCACAATCTGAAACCCGTAAAACTCAGGCGGACCACAAGGTAAATAGTCGATCCTAGATTTCCGAAGTAGTGCCGGGATTTATATCCCTATGGGTTCGACTCCCTAACGCCTCTAAGTGTAGGGCTGCCGTTAAAAAGTGGTTCTTGCGCGTGTTCTTTCATAGTTCTTTCATGTAGTGGGTGGGGTGGTGGTGCTGTTTTTTCATCACTTTTGGGGTGGTGGGCGTTATTCATCGCGTCGCATATTTCGGCACCACCACCCTGCCTACTACTTGGGTGTAGCGATCAATTCCGCATCTATTCATATTTATTGCGGCTCATGGTGGTGCTACTTAATCAACTCCATAATGGCCCAAAACGTCTTGGCTGGGGATCTCGTTTATAGCATGTGCTCAGTTTCCAGCTTTGCGACTCCCTGGTGTCTCGCTGCCCCACGCCATACATGCGTCTGCGGTGGCTTACGGTGCCTCGAAGCACTTAGTGGTCTGATACACCACGTCCTCCATTGTCCATCTGGGCTTAGGCAGGACCAAATTGCAGCCTCTTGCTGCACCCATCTCCCTACCCCCCACTGATCGGCTTATTCCACACATGCGGGTTGGTGGGGTACGGAGATATGAGGCTTTCTGGTACGGGGGTTACGTGTGTTGGCTTAAAACACTGATGTACTTAACCCCCTGAAATGTAGAGGGGACTTAACAAACCCGCTGAGGTTACGCAGTACGTAACGTAGGCAACTCTATATTTAGGGTTCGATTCCCTAAAGCCTTTCTATGCTAGTTGTGACCGATAAACAAATTATGTCATCTAGGAAAAGCAAAAAAACTGAGTTCCATGAACAAGTTTTTGAGGTTTATTCTACGTTCCATAAATTATTTTTTGGGACCGATTTTGAATTTCCTGAAACAGATCGTGCGAAAAGCTCTATCAATAAAATGTTGGAGATATACACCGAGGATCAAATCATAGCCATTATCTTTTGTCATTTTGAGTGGCGGGGGCACAACGGCACCGATGAGAAAGAGTTTATGACAGTATACGAAAAGGGATTTCCCTTTTACTGGATACAACACCGGGCTAAATACTACGCTGCGTACATCAAGAAAACGCTCGGAGAGAAGGTGTGGGACGATCCTAAACTATTAAAGTCGTATGTTGACAATTGGGAAATTCAATTATTTACTATGTTAGGATAACTGGCATAAGTTCTATTTTCTGATATAATTAGTGAGTTATGGGTAGGTTTTTATGCTCTCTTGGTTTGCATCGCACTGGTGCTTTTAAATTCGAGGGCTACATAAAATATAAGAAATCTACTCGTGACCTTTTTAGCAGTAAGTGTTTACGAGAGGGGTGCGTACATAAGGTTTATTTTTTTACGACGCACCACACTAAATAAGAGTATCTATGCGGATCATTTTATATCCATACAAAATCGGGTCGCAGTCTTGCCGTGATCTGCAAGACACTCTCCAAACTAAATTTGAAGGCAAAATCTTACGCGTTCGTCCTGATGGTGCTTTTGTTCGTCGCCGTCATGACATTGTTATAAATTGGGGTAGTAGTAAATCCCCGAAGTGGAATTACGAAGGAATTATTAATAGCCCCGCTGCTGTTCGTATATCTGCGAACAAGCTACGTACACTTGTATGCCTACGAGATCACCATGTGCAAACAGTGCCCTTTACTACCACAAAATCGGAAACACAAGGATGGAACAGGATAGTTTGCCGCGCGGTCCTTGAAGGACACTCGGGTGAGGGTATCACTATTATGAGACAGGGTGAAGCCTTGCCCGATGTTCCAGTTTATACTAAGTTCATACCACGTTCACGAGAGTATCGGGTGCATGTTTTCCGTGGTGAAATTATTGACTACGCTAAAAAGGTGAAGCGTATTGACGGCAGGATCGTATCTAATGCACAGTCTGACGATATGATTAGGTCTGCTGCGTTGGGGTGGGAGTTTATTAGGGCTGTCACACGTCGTCCGAGTGTCGAAGAATTGGCGAAACAGGCGGTTTCTGCACTCGGTCTTGATTTTGGTGCTGTGGACATTTTGCGAGATAGAGAGGGAAATTGCTACGTGTTGGAGGTTGGTACTGCACCGGGACTGTCTAATTTGGGCCTGGAAGCATACGCAAACGCAATTATTGGACTCACGCACTAATTATGAAATCTAAAGCATTGCTAGATTCCTTCACAGAATATTGCCAAAAGCACCCTGAACAGAGGTTTTGGCAAGCTCTGAGGAATTGGTGCGGGTGGAGGTTTGTGTTTGTAAGTAATACTCACGACATTCTTGACAACTCATACGATCCTATTGACACCTTTTATTGGGAGAAAAACCAGTTACCAGACTAAACCGGCGGCTTATGGATGAATAATATTACAGAAAAAATCAAGTCTCTGCGTGAGACTGTGGGAGTGGAATACAAACGCCCTGAATTTTCAAAGGTAGTTCAGTTTCAAGAAGCACTCAAAGGATCGGAAGTAGCACAGAAATATTTACATGATCGAGGACTTACAGACACCACAATACAACACTTTGGTCTTGGATACGACAGTGAGCGATCCGCAATATCTATACCTGTTTACAAGTCGGGGCAACTTATCAACATCAAGTATAGGTTCCTTGATAGCGATAGGGGTAAATACGGTAGCGAGTCTGGTGCAGAAACTTGGATGTTTAATGACGAGGGGTTGCAAGAAGGAATCAAAAAGAAAGGAATTTTAATTGTCGAGGGTGAGTTTGACTGCATGGCCGTGTGGCAAATGGGGGTTACGAATGTAATCTCTCCAGCCAGCGGTAAGGATTCATTCGGTCCGTGGTTGGAGTTTGTTTCTGCCATCCCTAGAATTTGGATCGCGTATGATAATGATGAGCCTGGGCAGAAGTCTGCTAAAAAGCTCGCGGAACGTCTAGGGTCTGATAAGTGTTTCTGTGTCCAGTGGCCGCAAAAGGACGCTAATGACTTCCTTTTGGCTGGAAATGGACGTAAGGAGATTATTGAATTGATCCAAAAGGCTAAAACCTTCCTTGTGGGAGAGTTTAAAACCCTTGGCGACATCATTAATACGTTGCGATCTGGGGAAAAATTTGACTTACAAACTCGTTACATCCCCGAAGTCAAGTTTAAAAACGGATGGATGGCTATGATTTCAGGCCGTCAAAATGTAGGGAAAACCGCCTACGTAATGAATATTGCTAAAGATATTGCTTCACAAGGTATTGGTGTGTTGGTCGAACCGTTTGAGCGTGGAATTGAGAGTGTGGGGGAACGCCTGTTGCATATTGTGTCCGAAAATACCGAGGAAGACATGTCAAGGTACTCTAACGAGGATTGGGACGGGTTGATTAGAAAGGTTGCAGACCTACCTATTTACTTTGCACTACCCGATATTGTGGATAATCCACAGGTTATTGAAAAGTCAGCTCGGTTTCTCAATATCAAGGTCGTAATTATCGACCACCTAGACTATTTGGTACGTAACGCTGGAACGAACCGAGAGTCGGCTATTAGTGACACCCTAAAGGCTTTAAAACACGTTGCAGAGGAATTTGGACTCATCTTGATAGTTGTATCACACCTACGCAAATTAGACGCTCCTGGGGCCTTTATAGCGCGTTCTAGGAAGCCTAATATCGAGGATCTCAAGGGTTCATCGAGTCTTTACCAAGACCCGGAGGTTGTCGTACTCCTTTCAGAGAATAGTACAGGGGGAATTTTGGTTGACGTTCAGAAAAATAAGGGCCCCATGACTGAGAGAATCTTTAATTTCGACCCCTCTACAGGATTATTTGACGATAACCAGGCTACTGTACCAGAAAAAGACGACGAAATATGGAGTGGGAATTGGTAGTTAAACGGGCTAGAGAGATTAAGGTCCAGCAAGTATTAGGACTAACATCTTTTCGTAGACAGCACATTCGGTGTCCTTTTCACAATGAAAGGACCCCGAGCTGTGTTATTTACCCTGACGGGGGATTTCATTGCTTCGGTTGCTCTAAAAATGGCCAGAATGCTTTGGATTTCCTAATTGCTATGGGTATGACTTTTAAAGAGGCTTTAAAATATCTTGACGATAATGGTTTCATATGATATAATATGTGACAATGAAAGAGTGCTGCGTTTGTAAAGATTCATTTCAAAGTGTTGTACGGGGTATGTGTAGAAAATGCTACAGAAAAGATTACCACCAGAGAAATAAAATACGCTCAAGGGAGCTAAATCGTATTTGGATAGAGAAAAATCCAGAACGTTATAAAAAAATTCGCAACAAAGCACGTAAAAACCTTAGAATCGAGGTATTGAACCACTACTCTGGTGGTGATATAAAGTGCGCCTGTTGTGGTGAAAGACACCACGAGTTCCTTGCAATAGATCATATTAATAATAACGGTGCAACGGCCAAGAGAAACGGAGAACCAAAGGGGGGTATTGGTTTTTACACTTACTTAAGAAAAAATAACTGGCCTACGGGATTTCAAGTTCTTTGTCATAACTGTAACATGGCGAAATCTTTTTACGGCCAGTGTCCACATTTGACATCCCCGCAGTTTTAGTTTATAATGGTATCTTCACCTTGACTTTAGAATCGTTCTGGTATATAATTACGTTCATAAGTTCTTAATCGTATTCACGGCCTAAGTGATCCCCGCCGGAGCCTGGGCTGTGAATAGGGTTAATAACTCTCCCCGAAGGGATAATTCGGCAGGGGTAAAAGAAGCCGATCTGGTATACGCTAGCTGGTTGCGATTTTGTTCCAGCAAGGCCGTCACTGGGGAATACCCCGATCTTCCTTTCTCTCATGACTCTCATGGGGGAAAGGGGGTAATGTAAGGACCGTTCTAGGGAATGTTGCCATTCCCTAAACGAGCAAGCGTTAGCTTGCGAGTCTCTTTACTTAGTATAACTAGTCTAAGTAAAGAATAGTAAGACTGTGAATAATATTTAAAAAATTTCAATGAGTTTTCTACTGTTTCCTGGTTAGGTCGATTACTAGTTAATTAATTTATCATGCAAGAAGGTACAACTATGCAACAAGGTACAACCAACAGTTGGTAATTATGAGGACATTTAGTACAGGGGCTAAACGCAATGAAGACAAAGAAAAAATTGACTACGAGGGATCGCTTTCCCCTCGTGTTCTTGAGCGATATGGAGAGTTCAAAGTCTCTAATCGAGTACAAGCTGATGGCACGAGAAGAAACGATGATAACTGGCAGCTTGGGATTCCGATTGAATCCTACAGAAAATCACTAATTAGGCACGTATTTCAGGCGTGGAAGATTTGGCGGGGTGGGGTGGTGTTAAACGAAAAAGGAGAAAAGGTCGATATTGAAGAAGCATTGTGTGCAGTATTATTTAATACACAAGGGATGCTGCACGAGATTTTAAAACAAAAAGATATGGCTAAAGATAAAGAAAACATTAAACAGTTGAAAGACAAGGTTTATTCTAAGGGTGAAAAGAAATCCCTTAAATCGAAAGTTAAGGTTGAAAAGAAGTCTGTTAAAGCGAAGGTTAAGGTACAGAAAAAGAAAGGTAAATAATTTGCAACTCAACTTGCAAAATAGTTCTTTTAGGTGTATAATAGCGGAGGTGAATATGGGAGGGAATTATGGTCTACGACCCAGATGATCCGCCCCCTGTAGAGAATTATTTCGACTACTGGTGGGGCACTTTCAACCGCATGGCCGAGGAAGTAGCACGGTGGTGTAGAGTCTTCGGCTTCGACCCCGCTTCTCTTATCAAATAGGAGGAAATCATGGAGTTGCCGGAAGAATTCGCTGGAAAGTCTGTACTTTCTCAGCGAGAACTTGATGTCCTGTCACACGTTTGTGACGGGAAAACCAACAAGATCATTGCTCGTGAGCTTCATATCAGTCCTCGGACTGTCGAAGATCACCGGCTCAACGCTTTCAAAAAGCTCGGAGTTCACAACTCTACCAGTGCTCTAAAGCACGTCATGGGATGGAGGGACCACGGTGTCCAGGCGTAATAAGAGATTCCGAAACATCGGAAAACTACTTAGAAAACGTCGCTGCAATTTCTGCCACGGACCGTTTGGTCTGATACGTCACTACCACTACAGCCACAGTTTCTGTAGCAAGCGGTGTAAACGTATATGGATCGAACACCGAGACAGATTTGTAGCAGACATAAAAGCTTCTGTATTCTAATTGAATCAATGGGGGAGCTAATTACTCCCCCTGATTTCTCAACATGAAAAAATCAACAAACAATAAAGTTAGTAAAAAGGTTTCCCAGATTATGAAAGAGGGAATTCGTCGCAATACGAAACAACCTGTCTCCAAATCTAACAAGCGTCGCAAGGTTGCTGTAAAGCAAGCTGTGGCTGTCGCTTTGTCGATGAAACGTCGCGGTAAACTTAAATAGTATGGGTAAGTTAATTATTGTCCGTCACGGTACCACGGCATTAAATGCCGACGGTGATAGAATTCGTGGATGGATAGATGTCCCCTTGAATAGTGACGGAGTGCAAGAAGCTGTCACTACTGGAAAGAAACTCAGTCAAACCATCCACCTGGATGGAATTATAACATCTGACTTGAAACGAGCAGTACAAACTGCCGAGGAAATTGCAAAGGCAACTGGAGCACCTATTTTGTTCAAGACACGAGCGTTACGTCCCTGGAATCTTGGCGATCTGCAAGGAAAAAAGGCAAGTGATATTATTGCAATGGTGGAGCATTTAATTATGAATCCGAATATCGAAACTCCTTCTGGTGAAAGTTTCGATACGTTCCGTACACGTACTATTGATTTCTTGCATACGCTTCCTGCGTATAATCACCAGAATATTGCTATAGTAACTCACTATCGTGTAGAACGATTGTGGGATGCGTGGACAGCAGCAGGACAAGAACGTGATGGAATTATTGCACAAGAAGTAATGGCTAATAAAGGTGAAAAGCCTGGTAACTATCGTGTTGTGGATTATCCACACAAGATATAGATTATAAAACAAATAAAACTTGATTGCAAGGGTCGGCCTGTGATATACTTATATCCAGGTCGATTTAATTTAAATATATTTTATATATGGAAACAGTAACAATTCGGTCAATTTTCCGAGATCAAGTCAACACGAAGCGTGGACCTGGAACTAGGGTATCAATTTATACGGAGGAACACCCAGATGTTCGCATGACATCTTTTGATGCCCGTACAACAAAGGACTGGAAAGGTGGAGATAAGGTGCAAATTGAAATTCAAAAGAATGGCAATTTCACAAACTTCCGCACCTCTCCCGGACGCCCGAAACAAGACAATTCGGATATTGAACGACGATTGTCAAAGCTCGAAGCGGCGGTATTCGGCACCACTGATACACCTCCTGCTCCAGTTTATGACACCGACTACGAAAAAAACGTCGAAGACGCCTTCTAAGATTACGAAGGACTCCACACCATACGATCTACACAACGCTCTCGTGTACGTAGTACGAGAAAATAAAATGAGCTTCGTGGTGATGGGAAAGATTTTGCGTGAACTGAAAAAGAAAGACACTTTCAAAAACGCAATAGGTAAGGGAATTGACACATGGGCTGATTATCTTAAACAGCCTGAGATCGGGTTGGCACCACAAGAAGCCAACCGACTGATCCAAATCTACGAGGAATTTATTCTTAGGTTGGGGTACGACGAGGAAACAATCTCGGCGGTCCCCGTTAAGAATATGCACTACCTACTTCCTCTTGTTAAGAAATTAAACTCAAAGGATGAAACTGATGAGTTAGTCGCAGACGCTACCTTGCTCCCACAAAAGGACTTTAAGGAACGTATCTACGACAGAAAAGTAGAAGCTGATGGTAACGTAACTCGTACATACGAGTACATGATTATGCAAAAGACTCTCGAAACCAACACCTTGAAGCGTGTTCCAGGAATCGAAAGCGACACCATCAGAATAACATTTAGCTTAGAATAATATGGCAGACACTAAAGAATTTATTGTAATCGAGTTTAAGCCAGGGATGGCCGCTAAACTTGAGAAGTTGTACAACGAGGGGTACCGCAAGTACCGCCACATGAGTAACGACAAGCACACGTACATCTTCCTTAAGAAGAAATAATCTTATGTCCTTAGTAGGCAGATACGAATTTGACGAGGAAAACCATTTGCATATACTGGATGGTAAGCCTCTCACGGGCACCTCATCGGTAATGGATATTATATCCAAACCCTTGACTTGGTGGGCCGTGGGAGAGGGTTTAAAGACCCTGGGTTGGACTCCGATTAAGGAGTACATTAATGGTAAACCTCGTAACGTTTCCAAAGAGCGGCGGGTGCAGGAATTGACACCTAAATTTCAGCAGCTATCAGAAATGATGGCTAAAGGAGATCTTGAGGGATTTCTAGCTGTACTCGATGGAGCCTACTACGCCCACTCCAAAACCAAAGATAAGGCTGCGGTTGGGGGCAAGGAATTACACAGTAAACTAGAAAAATATGTCAAATACTGTATTGAAAAGAAAGCCGGGACGCCCACGCGGGTCGATGAGCCGGGAATCGCTGGATTCATCGAGTGGGCCATCAATAATGTTGATAGATTCCTATGGTCAGAAATTCATACTTACTCCGCTGAACATTGGCTTGGCGGCATTTCAGATCTTGGAGCAACTCTTAAAGATGGCTCTTGCGCGATAATAGACTTCAAATCGTCTAAAGCCGCGTACCCGAATCAGTTCTGGCAAATTGGGGGATACGATATTCAAATATCGGAAAATGGAGGGTTCACACGCACGGGTGAATTTATCCTTCCCCCAACAAAGATTGACAAACACATTATTATACCCTTCGGTGCACCGCACTTTACGGTCACAGAGGATAAAGATGTAGTTGCAAATAGGAACTCGTTCATCGCGGCCTTGCACCTATACCGTGAAAATAAAAGGCTAAGCGGGGAATAAATATGAATAGATATGGAACGCTGTTACGGTTCATTATGGCCGTGGCAAAAGCAGCACACGTAGACCCTAAATTGGTGGCTAAATATATGGGTAAAAATCATACGGATAGTTATGCTGCTCAGCTCTATAATGAGCTTGACAAACAATCCCAAAACTAGGGTTGACTTCGGGGTGTGGATATGTTAAAATCACGCCTACGTCCCTAGAGAGGGACACAATTAGTTTTGAAACGTTTAATCGTTTGGCTGTGCTACGGCTTACTAGTAACAATATTGTGGCTGGCACCCGCAGTACGCACAGCATCCGGGGAAGTAACTGATTCGTCGCAATCAACAATAGCTACCGTTGGAGTCGATGGCATGATGCAAATTTATGCCGCAAAGTACAACGTTAGTTTGAGCGTAGCTAAACGCATTGTTGCTTGTGAGTCTCATAACGACCCCCAAGCTATACGACTTAATAAAACAAAGGCGGGAGTCGTGTGGTCAGAAGATATTGGTCTGTTTCAGATTAATAGCTTCTACTGGCAATCATATTTCAAGGATAAAATGGGATTGGACATTACCAAGCCCGATGACAACTTGAAAGCTGGTTTCTGGATTTTAGCAAATTACGGAACTTCGCCTTGGCTATGGTCCAAACCATGCTGGGGCTAACCCAGATATGGAGACTCAAGTTAAGAGGGATATTTTTCAGCGCAGGATTAATCTTAAACCGTATGAATATCCCGAATTTCTTGAGTATGTGGATGCTGTAAGGCACTCCTACTGGATTCATACCGAGTTCAATTTCGTAAGTGACATTCACGATTTCAAGGTGAATGTTACAGACGCAGAGCGATCTGTTATCTCGAAGGCTATGCTTGCCATTAGCCAGATAGAGGTCGCTGTTAAGACATTCTGGGGGGACGTTTTCAAGCGTCTACCAAAGCCGGAAATCGGCAATGTGGGGTACACATTTTCTGAGTGTGAGGTTCGTCACCAGGATGCTTACTCGCACCTTCTTGAAATACTCGGACTAAATTCAGAGTTCGAGAAGATTTTGGAAATTCCTGCGCTCGCTGGTCGCGTTAAGTATCTTAACGAGGCAATCGCTGGTGCTAAGTCAACATCTGATAAGGAGTACGTTAAGTCTGTGCTCCTTTTCTCTTTGTTCGTTGAGCATGTTTCTTTGTTTTCACAGTTCTTAATTATTATGGCTTTCAACAAATATAAAAATATCTTCAAGGGTATTTCAAATGTTGTTGAGGCTACGTCTAAGGAAGAACAAATCCACGGGTTGTTTGGAATTGATCTTGTAAACCATATCAAAGAAGAACACCCTGAGTGGTTCGACGAACAGTTGGAAGTAGATGTTATTAAAGCAGTCCTCGACGCGCACGAGTCTGAGGAAAAAATACTAGACTGGATCTTCGAGCAAGGAGAATTAGATTTCCTTCCGAAGTCAGTAGTTCAGGAGTTTATCAAGACAAGATTCAATAACTCACTCAAGAGTATCGGCATGACTCCCGTGTTCGATCTCAACCAAGAAATCGCGAAACAGTCTGAGTGGTTTGATGACGAAATCATTACCACTAAGCATCTCGATTTCTTTGTAAAGCGTTCAGTAAATTATCACAAGCGGGCTACAAGCGTAACCAGTAACGATTTGTTCTAACATGCGATGGCTAAATGAAAATAGCAGGAAGTTTCTTTCTAAGGGGTATCTATTAAATGGGGAGTCGGCAGAAGATCGCATTATGGCGATTGCACGCCACGCAGAGGACATCCTGCAAAAGCCCGGATTTGCTGATAAGTTTTACGAATACATGGGGAGAGGCTGGTACTCACTTTCAACGCCCGTATGGGCCAATTTTGGGCGTTCTAAGGGCCTTCCTATAAGCTGCTTCGGTGGCTATGTAGAGGATAGTATGAGTGGTATTTTGTACTCCCAAGCAGAAGCAGGAATGATGAGTAAGTACGGAGGTGGGACATCAGGATACTTAGGAGATGTTCGCCCCCGTGGTTCTGACATCAAAGATAACGGTACGTCGTCTGGTTCGGTTCACTTTATGTCCTTGTTTGAAACTATCACTAACGTAGTTTCCCAAGGTTCGACACGTAAAGGCCACTATGCGGCGTACCTTCCTGCTGACCATGGAGACGTGGATGAGTTCCTCGACATTGGAACTGAGGGTAATCCTCTACAAAATCTAAACCACGGAGTTGTGGTAACTGATGAGTGGATGCAATCGATGGTAGACGGTGATGAAAAGAAACGTGAGGTATGGGCCAAGATCATCCAGAGACGTGGTGAAATTGGATTCCCTTACATTATGTTTGGCGACAACGCAAACAACAATACTGTCGATGTGTATAAGGGGAAGCACAAAATTCTTGCAAGTAACCTCTGTACGGAAATCATGCTCCCAGCAAATGAACGATGGTCGTTTGTATGCTGCCTGTCTAGTTTGAATATTCTTCACTACGACGAGTGGAAGGACACTGATGCTGTGGAAACAATGGTGTACTTCCTCGATGCAGTAATGGAAGAGTTTATTCGTAGACTTGAATCATTCCGCGACTCAGACAAACACCAGGAACGACTTGCGTTTCAGTTCATGGAACGTGCGTATAACTTTGCCAAAGAGAATCGTGCGTTAGGTCTTGGTGTGCTCGGATGGCACTCATACCTCCAGTCCCACATGATTCCATTTGAATCCGACGAAGCATTGACTTTGAATAAAGAGATATTCCAAAACATTCGTGCTCACGCCGATGCTGGTAGTAAGTCTCTTGCAGAAGAACTTGGTGAACCGGAGATGTTGAAAGGCAAAGGAAGACGCAACACGACGCTAATGGCAATCGCCCCAACAACTTCTAGCTCATTTATTCTCGGCCAGGTATCACAAGGAATTGAACCTGTGTGGAGTAATTGTTATGTAAAGGATATTGATAAGATGAAGGTCACGATCAAGAATCCATTCCTCACAAACCTTCTGGAGAGGCACGGTAAAAATGATAAGGAAACCTGGGACTCGATCCGAGACAACGACGGATCAGTTGCACACCTTGACTTCCTATCCTACCAAGAAAAAGATGTATTCAAAACCTTCGCGGAAATTGATCCTATTAAGATCCTTATCCAAGCAAGCGACAGACAGCAATTCATCGACCAGGGGCAATCACTTAATCTTATGATTGGTCCCTCAACACCAGCACGCACCATCAATAATCTCTATTTGTATGCGTGGAAAGCTGGAATTAAAAGTCTCTATTATCAACACTCTATTTCAGCAGCACAAGAATTAAACCGTAAAAAGTTAATTGAGTGCAAGGAGTGCGAAGCATAGTGTTGACAAAGTAATTTTCTCGTGGTGTATAATGAGAAATTGCTTGACTTTTAAAGTGCATTTGTTATAATTCTTCATACAGGTTTCACGAAGTGGTATTCGATGAAACTGGGTGGCAGCAACTGTCGGTGTCAAACTCGCCACTAAGAGCCCACCCAGGCATTATATGGGAACACCGCAGCCTAGGAGTCTAGATTAATACCACTATCTACCTAGGCTGAATTTTACATAATTAAGTGGCAGCAATGGCAGATTTAAAGATTGCGTTTATTGATATTGAGACGGCCCCAACTAGGGGTTACGTCTGGGAAATGCACGAGGCAGAGGTGCTAGAGGTGGACCAGGATTGGTACATGCTTTCGTTCGCTGTTAAGTGGAACGACGGCAAAACGAAGGTCTATTCTTTGCCTGATTACAAGGGCTATAAAAAGAATAAGACAAATGATAGACTTTTGGTTTCTGACCTACATCGTGTGTTTACTGATGCTGATATTGTCATCGCTCATAACGGGGACAATTTTGATATTAAAAGGGCTAATGCAAGGTTTGTCTTTCACGGCCTCACTCCACCGCCGACATACAAAACGGTCGATACTCTTAAGCTGGCTCGTCGTAGTTTTCGTTTCGATTCTAATAGGTTGGATTCTCTTGCACGGTATCTAGGATTAGGTCGTAAGCTTGCCACACAAGGAAAGAATACGTGGTTAGGGTGTATGAACGGAGACATGAAGGCGTGGAAAACAATGACTTCATACAATAAACATGATGTAGAATTGTTGTATGAGGTTTATATGAAACTCCGTCCTTGGGCAAGGAATCATCCGAACCTTGGACTACTTATGGATCGACCACACACGTGTCCTATATGCGGTGAAAAGAATACTTTACATCGTAGGGGATATGAATTCACAAGAGCAGGACGTAAGCAACGATTCCAGTGTAAATCATGCGGTGGGTGGTCAGTAGGTAAGTCTGAGAAAACAGAAATAGTAATTCGATAATATGCCACATCCTGACTACATTCGTATAGAAGCGCAAATTGGTAAGGATTTTGTGGACGCAACAATCTACGTAGACGATCCAGCCGCAGACTTTCACCTAGAGAATATTTATGAATATATTAAGGAGTTAATTTATTCTCCACCTCTAGACGAAGAATTTGAATAGTATGTTTATAGTTTTAGTAAGTAGGCATTTTGATGGCGATGAATTCACCACCCAATTCAAACATATAATAAATGCTAAAGGTAGGTTAGATGCAAGGAGAATGACGGTCATGTTCTTCCCACAAGAGTATGTACCGTGGTGGGAGTGGGATAAGGATCATGGGAGAATGGTGGCCCACTTCACCGGAGAGATATATGAAAGGTAAAAAGTCTCTCCCTAAACTTAAGAAAGATCTTTGGAAAGTATTTTCAGAATATGTACGAAAGCGAGATAAAGGAATTTGTTTTACTTGTGGTAGCCGTGCTTGGGGTCGTAATTATCATGCTGGTCACTTCATTCCTAAGTCAACTGGTGGGCTCGCACTGTACTTCCACGAAGACAATGTTCACGGACAGTGTGCAAAATGTAACCTCTTTTTGCAAGGGAACCAATATGAATACGGATTACGTTTGGGAGTCCGCAGGGTCAACAAACTCAAGAAACTAGTAGGTAAAACTACTCAATGGAGCGAAGCAGATTACCTTAAGAAAATCAAACTTTATAAGAATAAAATAAAAAAACTAGATGAACAAACAACTATTTAGGGAGGGTGATATTCGCAAGCAAGTCCTTGCTGCTGTGGATAAGGTAAGTGTCCCTGTGATTGAAACCATTTCACCGATGGGACGGAACGTGCTGTACGAAACAGATAAAGGAAACTTTGAACTCACCAACGATGGTATCACCGTACTTCGTGGGATGGCGTTTAAAGATCCTATTGAAAATGCTGTGCTAGAGATTATCAAAGACGGATCTCTGCGTACAAACCAAGAGGCTGGGGATGGTACTTCTACCACTGTCCTATTTTCTCGCGCATTTATCAACAAGTCAATCGAGTTCCAGGAGAAGGGGATGACTCACAAAGAGATCAGTGACATGTTTAATAAAGTTGCTGATAAATTGGTTTCGCGCCTCAAGAAGATCAAAAAGACAGTCAAAGATGATAAGCAACTGAAAGAGGTTGCGACAATCTCAGCGGGTGGTGATAAGGAAATTGCTAATAAGGTAATCGAAACTATCAACACCGCTGGGTTGGATGGAATGGTGTATCTTGAACTGTACCCACGCGATGAGGTGGTTGTGGAGAAGCAGGTTGGATTTCGTATTCCTCAAGGGATGATGTACCAAAACCTGTATACAGACCCCGCAAAACCACAGGTGGCACATCGAGAGATCCCGGTTATTATCTTTGATAAAACCATTTACTACGCTGAGGAAGCTGAACACATTCTCCGCGTTGCTATTAACCAGGGGTTCCGTAATATCTGTATAGTAGCTAAGGACTTCCTTGGTGACGCACCCAATACATTTATTGCGAACCACGTACAAGGAACTATTGGAGTCGTTCTTGCAAAGATTAGTGATGATGTAGCACTCGACGATCTAGCTACCTATCTTGGTGGTAAGGTAATTTCCGAGTCTGGTGGACGACGCGTTGACTCAATTACACGAGACGACTTCGTAATCGCCAACACGCTTACTGCCGACCCACAGAAGATTCTCTTTACAGCGATGTCAGAGAGTCGTGATCTCAAGGCACGTATTAAGTATCTCCAGGAAGAGGTTGCTAAGGATAAAGATAATACTAAAGCAAAGCAACGTCTGGCATCTCTGACTAATGGTATCGTCACTCTAAAGATTGGTGGACGCACAGAACGCGAAGCACGAGAAAAGGTATACCGATACGAGGACGCTATTAACGCAACCCGTGCTGCTAAACGAGACGGATACTTGGTTGGTGGTGGGGTTTCTATATTCGCGGCTATGGAAACAAAAGACTACGACTCAGAAGAAGAAGTCGATACGGCACTCACCATTGCTACATCGAGCATTAAACAGATCGCAAAGAACTCACAGATTAAACCAGATTGGACCAAGTATAAGGGAGATGTTGGGTACAACTCTGAGTCTGGGGAGTATGAAAATCTTTTGGAAAGTGGAGTGGTCGAACCATTTAAGGCAACAGAGATGGCATTGAAAAATGCCGTTTCAGTAGCAACAATATTAACAAGCATCGGAACATATATCTTGAACGATTATGACGATGAAAAAGAAGAAAAATAATATGGATAAAGATACAGAATTGACACCTGAACAGCAGAACATTAAAGACGCAACAGAGGAAATTAACGAGATTCTTAACCGCCGTGGCGTGCTTTTGGACCCATTTACAATCCCCTCGGTTCGTCTAGTTACTAGCCCTAAGAAGGAGTCGGCTCCTCAAGACGATGTTGCAAGTCAGCAAACTGCAAATTCTTAATGACAATATTCTTGTGGTTGGTATCAAACCAGAGATTGTTGATCGTGTAGTGAAGGGGGTTACAACCGACGACAAACCACAAGAAGGACGAGTGCTCAAGGTTGGACCAGGGCGAATGTTAGAATCCGGGAAGAGGGGGGAAATGAGCGTGAGGAATGGTATGGTAGTTCTGTTCAACGAACACTCGTCTACAAAGTTTAACCTTGAAGGAAAGACGTACTTTGTCATTAAGGAAGAGGATGTTGTCGGCTATCAGTAAATATGGTATAATGAAAAGAATCATTTGAGAACACACATACGGTCGAATGCCTGGCAGGGTTACTTACCGTAAATAGTGCATTCCAGTGGACAAATGATAAGCCCCGGAGCAATCCGGGGCCTTTTCTTATATATCAGTTTTATCGGTTATGGGTCTGGGTTCTGGCTTCGGTAGCTTCGTACCAATAGGAGGGGTATAGTCTTGCTTGGTGTAGCCCACACCAGCCTGTGAAAGGATCTGTTGAATTTCCTCATCAAGTTCACGCTGACGTTGATATTCTTCGTCCTCTAAGTTAATGGTGGTTGGTTTAATTCCAAGTAGGTTAGCAAGCACCTCGTTCTGTGTGTCGATGTCTGGGTTCTGGAGAACGGCCAACTGTGAGAGGGTTCTAGAAGTAAGGGGAAGGTTATTAAAGATGTTCATCATGCGAGGATTCAGAGCAATGTACAACGTATGAACGTTACCTTGCTTATCTGTGTATTGCCTCTCTGTGAAGCCTATAAAGTGTTTTACGGCCTCTGGAGCGTCTTTAAAGGCCGCTGCGTTAGTGACCTGGCTTAGTGGTTTACCCTCAAAGAACGAGAAGCCGGTGATTTGTTCAATGGGTCCTTTGAAGATCGGGTTGAGGGAACCAAACAGGTTTCCGATTTCATCTACAGGAGCCTCGAATGGAGTAGCCATCGAGGTTACTAGTTTAACATTAGAGCCGTTTCGCTTAACCACAAGGTCAAGGGAATCACGCATCCACTCAGGAAGTTGTGCACGTTCCTCGTTGGAGAGATTACCTCCTGCGAGAGCATCACCAAGGGTAACATATGCGTTGCGGAACCAATCCACACGACCAGGCTTACCAATGAAAGCCTTAATCATTCCTTCGGTATTCTTTCTTGTGTAGGCGTAGAAAGGAATTAAACGACGTAGAACATTACGTTCAAATGCTGTAAGGTTTGAGTGGTCGTAGAGGAATTGTTTTGTTTGGTGTGCTGCAAAAGCTACGTCACCAGTATTCTCTAGGTTAGCAAGGAAGTTCAAGATACGTGGTTGTGATTCAGTATAGTTAGCAAAGTCACGCCCCACCTTATACGGAATAAATGTTTGCTTGAACGGGTTGAGTTTACGTTTTGCGTTACCCCACTTATCTACTTCGGAGAATAGGTTGTCGTGGAGTTCTTTCATGCGTTCTCCCGGGGTCATACCAGCATCCATCATACCAAGGACAGACGGGTGGTAGGCCACCACGTTATCGCGGATCACACGATCAAGTTCGCCAACAGTCCATTCACGCCCTGCCTTGTCTTTCAGGATCACCTTATCAGAAAGCTCAAAGTATTTTGCCAGCTTTTCAGGTGTAGGATTCTCGTTGAGATCGAGCATGAGGTTTTCTAATTGTTTACTGTGCTTTTGGAGTTGTATAGCCATCATGTGCTTTGCAGGACTCAATGCCTTTACACCAATGTCCATCATTGACTGCCACACGTTAGACATGGCGTTACGTCCATGGAAGGCCGGGAATGGTGCGGTAACTGAAACCTTGAACACGTTGGTAAGGCGGTCAATCATCCCCAGCAGGGTTTGTTCTGCGGGGTCTTTATCCATGACACGCATAATGTCAACAATATTCTTTGCAACAGACGGGTGGTACATGAGACTCTCCACCTCCTTTGCACCACCTGATTTAGATAGCATGTCCGGTAAGTCTCCCTCCTTGTGGGACATGCTCGCAATACTCACCTTCATATAGTTAGATGGTGCTTGTGATTCGGGAACACCAAACTTCTCCGCAATATTTTTGAGGAGATATTTTGTGTTCACGGTTCGCAATACGTTTTCTGTGGAATGGAAAAACGGCTCGAAGGGTTCCTCCGAGAACATTTCTTTACCGTCGAAGTAGTTCTTGTTGATCTCTGCTGCTGTGGCACGTTGACGCTGGTAGACTTCTCCAGCACTATCTTTATAGAACCATCGGTCAGCAACCTTAACCAATCCTTTCTGGTTTAGTTCCTGTTCGAGTGAGTGTTTAGTTTCAGAGAGATCAGAAAGTGTACGTTCGATTTCCTGGCTACGTCCAGATATACCTTTCAAGAATCCTTGGACTCCTTCTGGGTTCTGGTGCCACTCATCAGCAAGGTTTGCGATAACCTTTTTAAATGAGTCGTCTTTACCAAGTGCTTCTGCAATGAACTTCGTCTTTGCATCAATACCGTTTTGTTTAACTAATTTCTGCATTTCTTTGAGAGCCTTTTGGTAGTTGGCTTCTGTTTCAGTTGTAGCAGCTTTAGTAACTTTCTTTGCAGCCCCAGTGCTCACCACCATCTCAGACGCCTTAGAGAGCATCTGTTGTACGATGTTATCGAGATCTTGGTCCCCGGTTGCAAGGTCAGATCTGAGCTTAGTAATGTCCTCAGCCTTGAGTTTGTTTTCTGATACTACTGCACCAGCTTCCTCACCAGCCTTTTTACCAAAGTCAGCAAGTAGTCGTTCACGGTCCACAGAAGGAATCGTGTCCTCTAGGGCTTTCTGTAAGGCTTGGTAGTTGAACTTGTCTTCCCCGGCCGCTTCACGCATGAGGGACTCCGACGGAGCAAGAACAGACTTCTTGAATCGGTCGTTTACCTTATTCCAGAGTTCTTCAATCTCAGACTTTAGATCGGCAACACGAGTATTACTACGCATCACCTCCTTATCAATCTTATCGTTGATACGACTTCGTTCCTCTGCCTTGTTGTACTGCTTGAGGAAGTGAACATTTCCCTCTGAATCTTTGGCAGCCTCTTGTGTACCAAACAAGACCCTGGCAGGATCATCAACGTTCACCCACTTATTTAACTGTCCTTTGGTTGCATTAACCGCTTGCGTTGACTTGGTACGAAGATATGGAGATGCGATTTGTTTCGGTTCATTACCAAGCAAAGGAAGATAGTTCTTCTGTTCATAAATATCCATACCAGCATCTCGTGTCATGACAAGGTTCTGATGGAGTTGATCTTTAACGAACTTAGCAGCAGCCCACATGCGTCTTACGTCTTCGGGCTTTGTCCCATCTCCATACACGCCGTTTGCAATATCTTTCATTACCTGGTTCCCCGTCTTTGAGTGCATCAAAGCATAGAGAGCTGAAAGTCGTCCTTCACCGCCTTCTGCCGGTGCCTTGCCCATTACAGCAGCAGCAAAGGCTGTTTGCATTTCTTCTCGGGGGATAGCCATCTTTTTACCAATACGTTCCATGTGATTGATGAACTCACTGAGTTCTGATTCACTCTTGAATTTGGCTTGCCGTGCTATCTGTAGCATGGTATCGGGTATGCGTCCTTCGGATGTCCAGTTGGTGGAGAATAAAGAGTTGAGGTAATTGCGATACGTACTAAGGTCATGGAGAAATTGTGCAGCCTTAGGACTGAAACGTGTTGCCGAGTCTTCTGCGGGACGCACGAGATTCATAATCTGTCTCATGCGAACACCACTCACAATACTCTGCCCGAACATCTTGAATCCACCCTTATCAATAATGGATTGTGTCATGTTGCGGATCATCTTGTTACCAAATTGATCCTTGATTGGTTTCCCGAACTTATCAACCACCTCATGACCACGTAGAGAACTCTTCTCAAGAATTCGACTAAGGGTTTCTTTTGCAGCGGCATCAATATCACTTCGGCGTGCTTGTATTGTGTGGCGCACTAGACGTGCTGCTTGGTCATCCATTGCGTTCTTAGTGGACACGTTCACAGCATGAGTCCATGCGTCACGTTCAGCAGCCGTCATTTGCTCCACCGGCTTCGCTGCTAGAGCACCATCCTTTACCATTTTGATTAGTGCGTTGCCAGCAATACTCGAAGCTCCTTCGAGAGAAGGAAACGTTTCAAGCATTTCTTGAACCGTCTTTCCTATTAGTGGTTGAAGGGTTTTTGTTACTCGTGCGCGGATGTTGTCTGCTGATTGGAATCGTTCCAAGAACGGGTCTGTGATCTTTCCACCAACCTCAAATCCTGCACCCTTGCCAGAACCAACATTCCAACCACCACGCTCTAGGGTGTCTTGCCTTACAGTGTCTTCGATCTTTCGGGAAATAGCTTGCAGACGGCTCTGACCCTCAGCCGATAGAGTTCTGTGCCTAATAGCCTCCTTACCCGCAGAGGTTTGGTACAGGTCTTTAATACCCAACTCGGCGGCTGTGGACTCTTTAATTGGAATAGATGAGAGCTTGGATAGGCCCATGAGTCCACTGTACTCACCCATAGTTGCATAGGTAAGTGGGTCGAGAAGAGTATCAGCAAGGAATCGGATACCAAACTCTCCGACTTTTCCAGCAGTAGAAGCAGCCGCGTCTTTACCAAAGAGAACCTCAGACGGAGCAATGTGGTTAGTATACGCATCAGATAACGAGTGTGGGTGTTGTGTGAACTGGGACATTCCTGCTGCGATAGTTTCAGAGGGTGTAGCGAGAACGTCTAGCAAACCATGGAACGCGTTCCCAAGTTTATCTTTTGCCATAGACAGAAAACTCCCGTTAGGATGAACGAGATTTCCTGCGGTTTCTGCAACAGCTCCACCCTGCTGTTGTGCGAGGTCGAGAAGTTGCTGGGTGTATGGATCTGAATAGACCCCACCCAGATCACCTACATCTGGGACATCACCTGGCATAGTTTATTGAGTCGGCAGACCTTGCTGCTTGAGGAAGTCGTTGTAAGAAGTTGTCGTATTACCAGTGACAAGGTTCACGTAGTAGTTCGCGCCCGGCATGTTTGCTGTCTGAGGATTGTTACGGTTGAATTGAGCAGCACCCATTTCTGCTGTTGCCTTACCAGAAGGAGTTAGTACAGACTTTCCACCAGAGGTTGTCATCTGTCCAGGCATGATACCAACAGAGAATCGTGATCCAAGAGCACCAATTGCCGTAGTGAATGGGTTAACTGCTGGCTGCACACCGTATGCAGCGTAGAAGTAGTTAGCTACGTCAGTTTTATTCTTTACACCAGGGTTATTAATTACGTAAGCTGAAATGGCTGAGTTCGCATCCATACCGTTGGACTTTGCAATACCAACCCACGTTGATAGGGTGCCCGTATCCGCGCTATTTGGTCCTACATCAAACGTGTGTCCGGCCGCCCACTCATTGTACGCCTGAGCATATAGGGTTGCGTTCTTGGGGTTATTGGCAAGGATCTGGCCAATTTGTTGCCCCGCTTGCTGTTGCATTTGGGAACCCGGAGGTTGGTCGGTATACCACGTAATCAGCGAATCAATCTGGTCTTGGGACATTGGGGAGATAACCGAAGCCTGTGCTGTTGCTAGTGCTGCCTGGGCATTCGATGCGTTGATAGAAGCACGCATCTCACCAAGGTGAAGTGTTTCCTCCATGGATGCTTTCGGTGTTACAGCTTTAATGACATCAGTCATAGTCCACCCCGGTTGGATAGCAACTCCGTACTTAGTAGCGAGGGTTGCCATATCATTCATCTGCTGTTCCTGCTGTTGTGCCTGTGCCGTTTGTGCTTGTGATAAGCTGGCTACTGCTGAACCCTCGTTGATAAGGTTCTGGTAAATACTCTCTTTAGCATTGAGAGCCATTTCGTATTGCTTTGCTTGGAGGTTTGAAATTTGTGTTGCAAACTGAACGTCACCATTAGCCATTGCAGCGGAAGCAGACGCCTCAAGTTGTTTAATCGTATCAGCATTGTCTTGTTGGAGGTTCTGTAGGAGTACAGAGTTTGTGGATAATCCACCAGGCCCAGCCTTGGTGTTGAACAAGGTCGTACCAAACTTATTAGCTTGACCCTGGATTGCTCCTTGGAGTCCAGCCATTTGTTTCGTATCAAATGATTGCTGTTGCGACTGGAGCCCCTGGATTGCTGTTTGGATTTGCTGGTTTCCTACATCAACAGATGAGGTTATGCCCTGTTGTGCTTGACTGAGTTGTGTTTGGAAGTTCTGGATAAATTCATTCAAACTCTGTTGGTTTGAATTAATTCCACCAGCACTCCCAGGGGTACCAATATTTCCACCCCCACCAAGTACAGGCTGTCCACCACCCATTGTTCCAGGTGCTTGGAGGTTCGCGTTGGCATTAACCAACTGAGATGTGATCGCTTGGGCGGGTGTTGCCATACGTTATTTAGAGAACTGATCTGACTTAGTAATACGTCCTACTTGGCGACGTGCGAAGTTAATACCCTGAACAGCGAAGGTTTTAACTTCCTTAGTAATAGATACTGGGTAGATTTGATACGCACGGCGTAGAGCGTCTTGTGCAGCAGCGGCTTCTAGTGCAGCTTCCTCACGTAGACGTAGATTCATAAACGCAAACTCAGCAGCCTTGTGAGCTACTGCTTTACGATATTGGTCGTATTTACCTGAGAAGAAAGGGATGTCTGTAGTTGACGAGAACGTCAAAAGATTTGAACCACCAGAACTTGTTCCTACATAGAAACTTGCATAGTGGAAAGTAAGGGTTTCGGGATTCGCAACACGGAAAAAGTCGTAGTAGAAAGCTGTCTGGTTGGTCATGCCGCCAGAGTAGTTCATGTCGATGCGGAAATATTGGATTGATGTTACAGTAGGTGTGCCGACCTGGGTCGCTCCAACCCAATCAAATGCAAGAGTTTGCCACTGGGTATTACCGAACGCGTTTCCATTAATGTCGGTCGTAACAGTTTGCGACCAGTAGTTGCTTGCGTCAGTACCCCAGTACAAGGTGTACGAAGAAACATTGGAAGCCTGACCAGAGATATAGGTGTCGATGAGAAATACTCCAAAGTTTAGATTCGATGTCAGGTTCAAGGAGAAATTGTTCGTTGAGGTCATGGTCGCCCTGTTGTTAGCAGACTGACCCACTGAGATGTCGAACGAAGCACTAGCACTTCCTTGATCGAAGTTTGTTTTGTTTTCTGCAAGGTTAGTCATGTCAGAAGTAGACGTATCTGCGGTCCAGTTTCCAACACCACTATCAAAATTATCAATTACTACCGCTTGGAATTGGGGGGTAGCGTTGATAACAAGATATACGTTGCTATTGACACGTTCAATTGCCCACGCATCGTCAAGAACAATTCCATTGGAAATGTCCATAGCAAGCTGACGAGGAGACTTGTGGGTCATCCCCGTGTAGTTTAGGCCAGTTTGACGGCGGAGTTCTGATCCTTCAAGAAGGTCAGCGAGTTCTGAGGTAACGAGATAGTAGTTCACCGTGTCAAGGTATGACAGGTTATATGTCTTCATCAGGTGGTCGTTTTTCAGGTTCTCCTGGAGCCAAATTGTAGCGTCTGTGATGTATTCCAGGCGGTCCGTGGCTGAAATACGATTGGTGCTAGAGTCACCAATATAGCGGTTTAAATCGTTTTGGATGTCATTAACTTGCACGGACATGGGTATTTTGGCCCATTATAACATGGATTTATTTATTTGTCTAGTGCTATCCCCTTGTATTAGTAGGACTGTAGTAAACTATAGCAACGTATGGGTGGAAGTCCCAAGCATCAGATAAGACCGTTCCTGTTGGGTATTCGATCTTTAGCTGGACTGTATTGACATATGGTTGATTGATTTCAAGGCGTTTATATCCCTTTGCAATGTCGTCATAGGTAACAGTAAAACTTCCCCAAGGGGTAGAATTACCGTTAATTAGAACTCTAATTGTGGCCGCCGTGGATGATCCACTACTAGTACCAGCAGCGAAGAAAACGTTAATAAACGCTACCGTAGAGAGCTGTGCAATGAACCTAGTTCCTGTATAGAAGTTAGCCGCCGAAGATTCTAGGAAATGCACTCCAGAATAGATATTCCCAGCAAGTGCGTTTTGGTTTACTGAGTTAATTGAACCCTTATCAAAAGGATACCAGCGAACAATCTTTACAGGATTCGACCCATCGAAGTATGAAAAGGTAAATCCCTGTCTATCCTGTCTATATCCTACGGTACCAGAATATGCTGTAGCACCAGAATATAACATCACTCCTGCATAAGCAATGTTTGCTTGGGGGTGGGGGCCCTGAGAAGCGAAGTTACCTATCTTGGCAAGAACCTCGTCCCCATTGTCAAGAACTTGTCCGTGGCCATAAATGTTCCCATCAGTACCAGTCCACACAGCAAGTTTATCTGTGGTGGTGAGAGCGTCGGGATATTGTGGTGCAGCACCAAGTCCCATTGTTTTGAGAACCTTGAATTCTGTTCCGTCGTATTCCATCAACTTAGTCAGACCACTTGCAGAGATTGCAATTGCACGGAGTTTACCTGTGGGGGAAACGTATAACTTCTGAATTGATTGAATTCCTGGAACTGCAATAATGTCTCTAGTTTCTGTGGCTGTTGCTGTCATATCCCATACAGCAACGAAGCAATTAGCGTTATAGTTTGATTGGGTAGTTGCTACCGTAGGAGCAGCCGTAGTGTTATCTTTTGCAGCGATATACATTAACTGTCGGTATACAGCAGCATCAGTAATTATCCAGTTTGGTAGTACGGAGTAAACCTGTTGAGTTAGGGTTCCAGCAAGACCACCGAGCACGGTTCCATCTAAACGATGTACAACGTTCCCATCGAAGATATACATGTATCCATCGTTTCCTTGACGCATGAAGTTCTCGTTGTTTGAAAGAACAACAGGGTTGACTAGATTACCACTATTTACAGTTTGGCCATTGAGCCAACCATCGTGGTATGAACCACCGAAGTATACGCCAACGCCACCAAGACCAGCCACACCAGTCATGGTAATTGTTCCAGAACCGTTACTACTGAAGATAAGTGCTGAACCACCTAACGATGTTGAGATCTGAAATGTAGCACTCCCATTTGCGGTAACAATATAGTATGTAGTATTAGCAGATACACCAGTTGGGAGTGATCCACCCGTTACACTAAATGTAACTGCCGTACCGTTGTTGTAATAACCATTGGTTCCGACTACCACGTGTCCTGTGGTATTAAAAGTTACAGTATCACTGGGTCGAGAATAGCTATAGAAAATTGCTGTTGTACCATCTAGAATATACTTCTCCATGTCTTTAATTGTGGCACCAGTAACATTCTCCTGGAGTGTGAAACTTAGTGAATCCAACGACGACGCAGAGAATAGGTACGGACCGCGTTCTGCTACATAAAGAATACTGTTGACAGAATCAACCAATCCGCTTCCCATAACTCCTGCCGGGGTGTTATCGAATGTGCACGACTGCGTTGTTGCTACAGCAGGAGAAAGGTATCCTTGGCGCATCCAGGGGTTAAAATATCCCTCTGCAAGAGTGGTATCGTTTTGATTTATTTTACGGTATGGAAGTGTTGACGTTTGGTCCGAATCTCCGTAGTAACCATTTTCCAGACCACCCAGAGATGATAGATCAATAACAACACTATTGGGTTCCTGTTGCTGAGATTGCTGTTGGTCTCCGCCGTATATTCCTGAGGACTGTTGTTTAGGCATACTAGAGGCGTGATTGGATATACTCAGCGAAGCTAAACCCTACGCTAGCAGTAGCTGATGTGTTGGTAGTAATCTTGTATTGAATCCACTCCAAGGAATTCAATCCGATATTTCCTGTTGGTAGGGTTGTCGAAATCGAACCACGATATTTGGTGGCGATTGCATTGGAGTCACTCACATAGAAGTCAACACGCTTACCCGGGGTAAGTCGTGCTTCGAGAACGTAAACCCCATTAGCTGCAACTGTTACTAATGGGAATGTTGTTTCAGAAGTACCGTTAGCTGTTACACCATAAAGAGTTGCGTTTTCTTGACGGAATCCGTAGTGTGGGGTTACGGTGCCGTGGGTTGCGTCACCGATACTGGCCACTATGTAAACATTGGAAATTTTCCCTGGTGAATAAGATGTGCGGAATCGGGAGTATTTATCGAAAGAAAGTACCGAGTTATAGCTTGGTCCCTTTTGGAAGTAAACACGGTGTCCACTCGTGCTATCTGTTTGCAGGAAGACCCCAGCAGCAGTTGCTGTTCCAGTACCAGTTCCATCGGCACCAAGACTCCAACCGTCAGCAACGTCATCCCAGTACACCACGTAGTAAAATACACTGTTCCAAAGAGCATCCATTATCTGAGACGTACTAACGTTCAGTTGGTTAACCTTGTCTTTAGACGAGGGGTTAACTGGAGCGGTTTGGTTCTTAACAGTAGCAGAAAGCCCTGCAACCTGTTGTTGCAGTTTAGCAATATCACTTTTCAGTGACTGGATTGATACAGGGCTTTCCATACTATCTAGAACTACATTCCGTGTTCGTAGAGACCTGACTTCTCATTTTCGTACGCCCAGCTTTCTGGACGGTTACGCATGTGCGGTGGGCGGTCCGTAAATTCCTCGCTACCAGAAGCTGGCATTACCGAAGCTCCAGAGTCTTGGATTTTATTATCAGCCGCCTGTCCGATCACGTTGTGGCTTGGGCTGGATTCAGTAGACATACTATTGGCTCAAGTAGTGAGCGTTAACGTAAGCTACGATAATGCTGCCGACAGCACCAATAGTGATCTTCCCGAGTTCCGGGTAGGCCAAGAAAACCAGCGGTACAACCCACACGATTCCGTGTGCAACCATGTTGATGACCGCGTTCATTAGTTTTGAAGTATTTGTCATATTATTTGTTTCTTAGTGAAATGTAATAATTTACCAACGCTTGTAGGGCTACGACCAGTGCCCGTTCAATTGGTATTAAGTTTTTTATATCCTGCGCGAAGATTCCATTGAAGTACGGTTCTGGATCAATACATCCTTGTGTGCCGTTGTCTTGATTAAGTTCGTTACCATTTGCATCTAGCAAGATCAATCCAAAATGTAGATGGTCTCCTGAGGATTCAAATGGAGCACCAGTATTATCTGCGTACCCAATAAGGTCTCCAGCCTTAACGGGAATTCGTGGACCGTTGACAGTCACAGGGATTGGCCAAGGATAAACTGGATCAGAGTCTCCAACAAGATGCCAGTATATTGTTACAAAACCATCTGCATAGTTCCAGAGCCCTTCACCTCCGTGGGCATCTTTTATCCAAACAACCTCACCATCGTGTGCTGCATAAACTGGTTGACCGTGGCTGGCCATAAAGTCGATCCCCATATGTCCGTTAGAGCCGAAGTGCGAGAGATAGTATTCTTTATTAGCACCAAATGGTTGGTTAATGTGTAGGGGTTTAACTGGATAGTAAAGTTTAATCATATTTAAAATAGATGGAATGGACCCCCGCTTCTAATTTGAACTATAGATGCCCACAGTGTTACTAAAGCTAATATAAGCCCAGCAACCCACTTAAAACCCTTCCCCATTATTCCAGCAGTGTTATACGCCGCTACTACAGGATCAAGTTTTTCCTCTAGACATTCTAACTTATCAAGAATCTTCCCGAAGTTTTCTCGGTCAGAATCCTCGTGTTGTTGGAACCAGTTTGGTTTTTCTTGATCCATACGCTACATAAAGGCTAAAAAGTTACCGTTCGCAGATGCCGATACAACTGGCTCAAAAGACTCAGCGACCGCCCCCATGTTCCCGGGAGATGCGTTAGCAGTCATACTTGTGCTACCCGTCACTGCACCATTCGTATCGAACGCCGTGATAGCAACATTGCTTCCTACTTGCCTGAGAAATGCTGCCCCTCCCGCAGTTGGCGCTGCGTTGCTGGATGCGACCGCCATCACAATCCAATTGTTCGCGGAGTTCGGGGTGAGAGTCACCGTATCAGTTGATGCGCCGGTATTCGTATTCGATACAAAGACACCACCAGATTGCTTTGCTCCTGTATAGGATGTGGCGACGGAGACACCAAAAGTTGCTCCTGAGTACGTCACAACCACGTTGTTAGCACCTGTCGCTGGCCCGACGAGTCGATAAAGATAGGCAGTACCAGCTCCAAGTAATCCACCCGAGATATTCACTAGAGTCATAGAAACACCGTTATAGGTGACACCCGATACTTTGTTTGAGTTATCAGGGTTCGTGTAGACGTGGACGTAAAGGATTAGATTGCTGCCTGTGCAGGTATGCGAGTAAGTCTGGGTACCTGGCGACGAGGCTTGTGGGCCCTGAGTCGAGTTATCGAAAGCGATTGCCATATACTATGCGGAAGCAATACAGCGCCATTTCGAGGTCTGCGAGTTGTACATGAACCCGACGGTGAGCGGCAACGTCGTCGAGCCATTCGACGTTGTAGGTGCAGTCACAGTACTGTTCTCGGTGTTGACCCAAGAAATTGTTTGTGCTGCCGCCGAAGCATCATAGATACGCACGATGGTCATCTGTCCATCCACAGCGCTCGCGGTTGCCATCGTGATAGTCATCGTCGCTGCCGAGCTATTGGTGAAGGTGTTGAGGCGGTACGTGACCGGGACGGTGCCCGCGTTCGAGGTCACCGATACGGCGTTATTCACGTCGATGATATTGTTGAACTTATTTTGTGCAGTCCACGTCTGGGCAGTTCCAAGGCCACCCACGGTGTCTGATGTTCCTGGGAATGTCATCGTTGTTGAATCAGTTCCAGCCAGTGTAAGGGTGTTACTTACTGTAAGAGTCTTGGAGGCTGCAATGGCCAATACAGCAGAATCACCACCATTGATAGTTAATGTGTGGTTTGCTGTAAGAGTTTTCCCATCAGCGATAGTTAACGTGCTTCCTGTTGCCGGGGTAGTAATAGTTACCTTATTTATTGTTGTGGCTGATGCAGCCCCGAGTGTTGGTGTCACAAACGTCATAGAGGTCCACGTTCCAGTCGGTGTATATGACCCACCAAGCTCAAGAATTGTATCAGCAGCATCTCGAACAGTTTTCGTTCTATTGGTGCTTGATAGACCAGTGAAGGTTAACAATCCCGATTGTCCTGATATAGACAAACTCGCTGCACTCCCCGTAGTATTCTGGTTCAGCGTTGGAAATGTGCAGTTTGTGAGTGTTCCAGAAGCGGGGGTTCCCAACGCCGGGGTGGTCAGTGTTGGGGAGGTGAGAGTTTTATTGGTTAGTGTTTGTGTTGCACCAAGTGTGACCACCGTATCAGACGACCCTGGGAATGTCATCGTTGTTGAATCTGTACCCGCTAGTGTTATGGAGTTATTTATCGTTAATGTTTTCCCGTCTACTATAGTTAGTGTTGACCCTGTTGCAGGAGTTGTGATCGTTAGTTTGTTTATTGACGTTGCAGACGCAACTCCCAGTGTTGGTGTAGTAAATGACGGTGATGTGGTCATGGCCACATTACCCGATCCACTAATTGTATACTCCCCAAGTACTCCGGCATTATCGTATAGAACCTTGGTATTGGAACCAGAGGTGATTGTAGATGTTCCTACAGTCAATCCAGCCGCACCAGACGAACTAATGGTGTGTGTGGAGTGATCGTAGGACAATCCAGAACCTATCGTAAAAAATTCGTATCCGTTATCAGTGTGGTCCCATCCCAGGAGGCGGTTTGCACCAGGATCAGTAAGCGTAGAAAATGTCAACAGCGCGTTGTATTGTGCTGTTGTAAACTGGTTAAGTGATACACCTGGGTTATTAACTCCGCTGAAAATTGAAATAAGCCTATTCGGTTAGATAACTAATTGCTGCCCCCAGGATTTCGACATATTAAATTATGAGTTCTCTGCCAGGGAATACCTTGTCCCAGTATCGTTTAACCTGTGACATATAAATATCTAAATCCTGTCTCTTTTGGTCTAGTCGTGCTTCTTCTGCTTTAAGAAACTCTAGCGGTGACGAAATCTTTTCTCGTTCTGCGTCGAGGTTTGCTAGTGCCTGTTGCAGATCTTCTTTTACCCTATCCAGTTGTTTGCGAGATTTACTGATTTCTTCTTCGATCCCAGATTTAAAAGCTAAGAAGTCTTCCTGACTCTGACGTATTTTACCATCATTTTGTTGAATTGTCAACCCCAGTTCTTTGACAGACTCAGTGACTTTTTCTATAGCAGCCTCGATGAACTTATTAGTATCAAGGAATATCTGCGCCTGATCCCTAAGAAGACGCTCGTTGTCGGCTTTAATTGTTTCGTTCAAAGATGCAAGACGCTCACGATCTTTAGTGAGTTCTGCGATCTTGTTCCCCGCCTCAGCGAGCTGGCTGAGAACGCTCGCCAGCTCGTTTTTTAATACTGAGGTGTGGGCTACAAGGTTGTTCTGTCGAACTTCCTCGTTAACCATATTAGTTGCCAGCCAGTACACCTTCCACAAAGATTGTGCCGTAGTTTGTGCTAACTCCGGCTTCCTGTGCAGAAAGTCTTATGTACTTGTAACTAATGTCTAGTCGGTAGCTAAAGTAGTACGAAGTTGAACCAGCACCACCAGCAAACGCGAATGTACGTTGTGTGAGGGTAGAAGTACCCGCAGACGCAGATTCGTTTGTAAGGCGGTAGAAGTTCGTATTGTCGATACTGTGCTCCAGGATGATGTCCACGGTTGTACCAGATTCACCAGAACCCGTGGTGTACTTAACGTCGAACGTCATCTCCGAGAAACCACTCACGTACTTACTTGCACGGTTGCCCGTATAAGCGTTTGTGAGTGTAACAGGGGTAAGTGTGGTTTTGGACTTAGTTCCAAGCCACACTACGGGAGTTACATTTGGGTAATACAGCATGTTGTTTAGTAAGCTGGGGTAGCCTACCTCTACCCCAAACCTAATTTAGTGATTAAGCGCTTACAACCACGTATACGTTCCAGGTGTTAGTACCCGTGTTAACGAACGTGAGTTCGGCATTCTTACCAGAGCCAACCGCTGCTGTACCAACGACAGTAGAACCAGTTTGACCAGTAATGGTGAGGGTTTGACCACCACCAAGGTTGGCGAACGTTGTGAAGAACGTATCCCCAACCGCAACACCAGTTACCGCAGACGAGAGCTGGGTACCAGTCGGCAGAGTTACCGTACCAGCACCAGTTGAGCTAGTTTGCGTGACAATACCACCGAGAAGCTGAGCAGCCGTCGGGGTAGAGTTCTGCGTAGTACCAAGAGACGTGATCGTTCCTGAGAAGATCGGGAGTCCCACGATACCACGACCGATCGAGATCTGACCAGTAGAAGTACCACCAATTACGATAGTACCGCTACCCTTACCGTCGATAGAAAGGTTCGTGTTAGAACCAGAGTCAATCGCGGAAACAGCCACAGTACCGCCAGTCGCAGCACCCTTGACTTTGAGACCCGCAGCCTGAGACGACGTTGAAGCGTCAACCTGGAATGCGGGAGTTGCGAACGCCTGACCAACTGCAAGAGCGACACTCGAAGATGTTTTTACACCAAGAATGACACCCAAGGTTGCGCTGGAAGCGGTAACGTTAACGAGACCACGAGTCGTGTCCGTGTAGACACCTGTCGTTGAAACGAGGAGACCACCACCGGCCGTTGCAGCACCGTTAGAAATCTGAACCGTAGTACCCGTGGTAATGTTCGTACCACCACCAGTAACCAAGACAGCAGCACCAGTCGTGAGAGCAGTACCAGAGACCTGGAGAAGACCAGCCGTTGTAGTAGCCGAGTTACCCGTGATGTTCACGAGACCGTTACCAGCAGTACCAGTGTACGTACCAGTTGAGACTACACTGAGACCGATACCAGTTGTAGAGGCACCGTGAGTAATCAAAACCGTTGCGTTACCAGAGGTGACGTTTGCACCACCACCAGTAATAGAGAGAGCCTGACCAGACGTAAGGCCCGTACCCGAGATGGAGACGAGACCAGATGACGTAGTGGCCGAGTTAGCAGTTACCGAGATAAGGTTGTTAGAGCCAGCGTAGACACCAGTCGTAACAATCTTCAATGCAGTACCTCCGGTTGCCGCACCCATTTCAAGGTCAGCAAGGATACCAGATGTAATGTTAGAACCACCACCAGTGATCTTAAGAACAGTACCTGATGTTTGACCCGTTGCAGAAACTAAACCAAGGATACCCGAGGTAAGCGAGTTCGCTGTAACTGAAAGGATACCAGTCGTTGTCGAGGTGTAAGCACCTGATGTAACGATCTTGATTGCCGAACCAGCAGTCGCTGCGCCCATTTCCAAGTCGAGGAGTGAACCAGTTGTGATGTTCGAGCCGCCACCAGTTACAGAGATGAGAGAACCTGTCGTCTGTCCCGTTGCCGAGAAGATAGCCATGTCACCCGTAGTGAGTGAGTTAGCTGTGACAGAAATCAAACCTGTCGTGGTGTCAGTGTAAACACCAGTGGTTGCGATCTTGAGACCAGCACCAGATGTAGCTGCTCCCATTGCAGCGTTGAAGACAGCACCCGTTGTGAGGGCCGTACCAACAGTACCCTGGAAAGCAGATCCGGTCGTAAGACCAGTCGCAGAAACCACGTTGATGACACCAGTCGTTGCAGAGTTTGCCGTGAGAAGTGAGAGACCCGTGCCCGTATAGACACCAGTCGTCGTCGCAACGAACGCATTACCAGCCGTGATTGCGTTCATCGCAGCATTGAATACTGCACCGCCTGTCGTGAATACACCCGTTGCAACAGTACCTTTGTATACTGATCCAGATGTTAGTGCTGTAGACGAAACAGCAATTGACGTGCCAGTCGTACTAACACCGTCCGTTTCAGAGAACGGAATCGTGAGAGTACCGCCACCACCGCCACCCGAAGGAGCACCATATGCTACGAAGTTCGGAGCCGTGTTTGTGCCTTCGTTGACGTACAACGTCGTGCTCGTACCTCCGTTTGAGTTGAGGAACAGTGCACCAGTTGCGTAGTTACCCGTTGTAGGAACAACCGTTCCAATCATCAGAACAGGGTAGTGATTGCCGTCCACAAGAGCAACTTGTTCTTGTGTCGCCGCAGTCGAGTTCTTGTTCGTGATGAAGAAGTTTGTCCCGATTGAGGGTTTATTTGCCATAATTTATAAATTGAGTAATAAAGATTTTAAATAAGCTGGATCATTTGTTGCTTCGTTTGACAAGTGGAGCGGAGTTAATCCTAAACTCTTTATCTTGTGATTTCTTTCTGGATCTTGTGCGTGGCCGTCTAGTTCGAGGGCGTAGTCACCGATCAGGAAATCTATTTCTAATCCTTTTACTAACCATCTGTGCTTAAACGGTATCTTGAGGATTTTGAGAACCTCGTATACCCTTCGCTCAGCTTTAGTAGAAGATTTCTTTGTGATATTAATTCTCATCACCCAAACCGTATTCCATGTCGGGGTTACGGCTAATACCACCGTTGATAGTCATGCTATCCGAATAGTTTGTATCCAAACCATCCTTGGGAAGATTCTTCTTCCGTTCTGCCGTTAAATCTCGAAAGCCTTCCATATTACATGATACGGCTACCAATTTCGGTGCCGGGCTTCGGTTCAGGCGGAGTACCAACCTCACTACCAGGAACCATCATTGGTTTAGGAAGCGGGTTCGGAACTACACCAGCACCACGCGACAAGATACTGTGCGTAGCGTTGGATTCAGCAGCGTGGCCAAGGTGTGTTGCACCTTGAGACTTTGCTGCTTCGATGTGTTCGCTGTAGTGTCCCATAGTCGTTGCACCACGGACACCTGATTTCATTGCCATAATAAATTTAGTTAAGTCTCATTACCCTGTCTGCCAGTACCTCGGAGACTAGAGATACGCTTGGTTGGGTGAGAGACTACAGACACCGGGGTTGGTGAAAGTAATCTCTCAAGAAAACTAAGAACTGTACGAGAGACCGTCGCCTTTCGAGCCCCACGTGCCTTTCCACTCGCGAGAGTGGTCAGCCCAACGTGCATCCACCGTGAAGGTGACAACCTTGTTACGGATATTTGTATCCATTTCAAGGCGTTTTTCCTGACGCGTGTCGTGGTAGAGTTTGTGCACACCCTGGTTAATCAAGAACCATTGCGTGTTAGATCCACCGTTGATCGTGTCGAGGAACTTCGTGGCCATGAGGTCAATCATGCCGCGATAGATGTTGATCGCGTTGTTAGAGCTTTCAGGTGTGAACGCAGACTCAAGAGTCTGACGAGCCGGTTTCTCCTGGTTCAACGGGACAATGAGGGTGGTTTTACCAACCATCGTCAAAGCCTTACCGTTGTCAGTCTGTTGAAGTTCAAGTGCCAAGCGAGCGGTTTCGAGGTTGTCGTGCGACAAAACGATACCAGTCGATGACGCATTTGATTGCGTCGAAGCACCAGGAACAACAGACGGGTGAACAGTCGAGAACAACGGAACATTGTCACCGTACCACGTCATAACGTAGTTGTTGACGTTCGTTGTCGTCGAGAAGCCACCGTTGAAGAGTTGGAATCCAGCCTTGTCAACGCTATAGTTAATAGCGCGAGAAAGGTCTTTCATCTCACCCAATTCCTGAGCAAAGTCACGATCCTCAATCGTATTCTTCGTTACTTCAACCGCACCACCGTAGTTAGTGTAAATAACTTGGGTCGTGTAGGTCTTGTAACGCTGAATCGTTGCGATGTCGTCACCGTCATTGAATTGGATGACTTCTCCAAATCCAGTTTTACCTGTGTAGTTTTTCTGAGCACCCGTTCCACTGTCTTGGCGAAGAATCGCAAAGACACCAGGCTGATATTCGAGGTCGCCTTGGTCAAACACCTCACTGATCTTAAGCCCTACGTCGGGGATAAGATCGGTCCATTTACCTCTTGTTTCTGGCATAGCCAATATAAGAACGTCGAATCATACGAGAGATAAGGTCTTATACCTTATCGCAGAGTAGTTTCGAGGTTCACAACAATGAGCGAAGTAGAGCCAACTTGAAGACCCCAGTTGAAGAACTGTGTAGTTCCCCTTGTGGTCGTCGCGGAAGTCTCATCAATGGTCGTCGCCGATGCGGCTACGAGGTTCAAGTAATAACCAAGAAGGTTAGAACCAGTTGTCGTACCCGGTGTACCGCTCGTAGGATTCGTGTAAAGCGATTCCTTTGAGATGTCCACTACGGCTTCGATTTTAGCGTTCGTCTGGTTGTCGGAGGCGGTTGCATAAGTTCCAACGAAGGAACCAAGAGCCGCACCCGCTGCACCAGTCGTAAGCACACCAACACCTTTATAGGTCGAGAACGCCACAAGGTTGCCGAAGATGGGGTAGGTCGTACCAGATGCGTCAAGGACGAATCCAGAAGAGACCGCAACCATATCTGCAACAGACATCGTGGTGCTGTTGGTGATTACTGCGCTGCGAAGAACAGGAGCCCCATAAGGCGAAAGTGTTCCCACTTTAATAAATGCCATATGTATAACTCCTTATTTATTATGTAAAATTCGACCTACCTGATATAGTCGAGAAGCCCCTCGACGTATTCAGGTCGTTTGGTCTTTACCTTGAGATATGCCTCCACATCGCCGCCAAAACTTCGTTGAACCAACTTAATCTCTTTGTCCGACAATCGTGCTGATGGTTTCCCACCAGGGATTGAAGGAGTGCGAGGAGTTGAAACGATAGGGGTGACAGGTTGGCTCACCTCAGGGGTGAGACGCATTGCATTATTCAGCACTTGGGTATAGTCTTCTTTGGTCTTAACACCAGACAAACTAAACTGTCCAAGAGCTTTCTGGAAAGATGCTAATTTAGAACCATCCGGGTCATTCTCTTTCGAGAACTCCTGGTGTTCACTCAAGAAATCCTGAGTAGCTTCCTCGATGTTTTTCTTCACCTGGTCAGCTTCTCGCTTCTTGAATTCTGCTTCTACAGCTTTGGTAATATCCTCTGGCTGTAGGGAAGGATTTTCAGTACGAATCTTCTCACGAAGCTGCGTAATTTCATCCTTCATTCTTGCTTGAGCTTCGAGCCCTTTAGCTCGCTCCTCAACCAATTTGTCGTACTCTGCTTTAGAGAGTTCAACTTTGTCTTCCCCCCCATTTCCTGGATTGGAAATTTCTGGGTTTTTGTCCATAAATTTTGTCCCTTTTACTACTAACACTTTTTATCCTGGTTCTGCCCAGGGAGGGTTGAGTCCCTCTACGACCTTTATGGGTGGCCTTTGATGTGGCCTGTGCTGTCCGGGGCAGGGCCGAACAGCACACGCAACACCAAATCTGCTTATATTATACTATGAATTCTTTATACTGTCAAGAATACGGCTTCGGATGTAAGCCGTACGAGAGAAACCACCTCGGATAATATCGCGTTCTTTTTCTGATTGGGCACCGAAGTACCGCTTCATGTCATTGACTAGGGTGTCGCGGAGATAGTCGAGTAATCCATCCACACCAGCAAGATCTTTAAAGATTTGCTTTTGTGCCTCGGTAACTATTTCAACTGATTCAATATCACCGAGTAGGTTAGCGAGCTTGGATGACAACTCAATTTCATCCATTTCACGATCAACTACTTTAACGAATGGTTTCCACATATTATCCAGTCATACTTCCACTCAGTTGTGCGAGTTGTCTCATACCACCCGCAATACCGTTTTGTGGGGCATTAGCCATATTCTGTGCAACGTTAGATTGTGGTTCCGTACTCATTGGTCCTTGTGATTCAGGACCCTGCTGTGGCGGTTGGAATACTTGCTGTTTCAGAATCTTAGATGGGTCATCGCCCATTTTCTCAGCCGTTTCAGCGGCGAGTTCGTTGACATCCACCTGTTGTGGGAAGAAGGACATATACACACGAACCTTTTCAAGTTGCATTGCTTTCTCAATATCCTTGGTAGCAGACTTAGATTCATCCATAACCACCTTTACATTGAAGTCTAGGTTGCGGATATACTCTGCATTAATAGCCATATACTCTACAGGGCGTCCATTTAGGGCCTCCTTAACAGCACCCTTTACCTTGAGCTTATTAGCATCAGGCATTTGGCTTTGATCCTTAAACATCGCAATAATACGGGTTCCACGAACTCCATGGGAAAGGGTAGTATTGTCGATCTTGTAGAGATCAAATGCGTCTGCAAGTTCCTCGTTTCCGTTGTCTCCCAGGACACCAGTAACACGAGGTGACTTCGGATCAGTCCAGAATTGGAGAATGTTCTTAGCACGCAAGAGTGCCTTGCGCTTAATACCAAAGAAGATTTGGCGTCCAAATAGACCAAGCATAGACTCAGCACCACCCTGGGCGGCATTGATTTCCGTAGCAGTAGTACGCCCACCAACACCCGCTTGACCCTGAGTAACTTGGTCAACCGAAGAGTCTTCTGAAATTTGACGAACGTACTGTAGGATAAACTGGTGCCAACCCTGAGGAGTGCCGAGGTCGAGTGTCGCGTATGTCTGATTCAAGGGTAGACCTTGGGTATCAATTGGCGTGCGGCGACCAGGACGGAGGTAGTCATCTTCAATCGCATCATTTCCAGATGTAATGAGGGGCGGGAAGATAGTAAGGAAGCTCTGGTCAAGGAGCATGTTTGTCAAAACGTCTACAACGTCTTGGAGTGATTGGAGTCGATCTGGCAGAGACTTGCCGTAGAACCAGTTCACCAAGTAGTCAAACTTAATATCAAAGAAGGGAAGTTCTTTGTGGTTCCAAGGCATCGGGGAAACCTCTTCCGTTTCTCCTACTGGGTTGATCCAAACACCATTGGCAAGGATAACGTAGGTATCATTGATCTTATCGTAGTATCGTATGATTTCCACATTTCCGGGCTGTACTGTTGTAGAAATGTAGTCGAGGTAGAAGGGACGTTGCTCGCGCCACTGTGAAAGCGGAGCATGGGGTTTAACATATTTAACCCGTTCATATCCGGCATTGAACCAACGTGTTTTGAATTCGTCATATGAAATCTCATGCCTCCAGAAACAGAAAGGCATGTCTTTAATAGTTCTAATAGCTACGTGTGCTGGATAGAACTCTTCCAACGGTACAAGTTCTGCGAAGAGTTTTGTTTCCTTACGAATACTTTCCTTAACAGTTAAAGAGTCGCCAAAACCCTCGACATCACGGAGTTTGTTTTCGTGGTATTCAACACCCTCGTAGCCTACAGCAGTACCCTTTACAATTGCTTCCAGGAGGAAGTTAATCATAAACTCCTCGTAGTTATCTATGTCTTCTGAGTAGTCATAAAGGTCAGAAAGAATCGAACCCTTACGAATATCATCATCACCACGAGAGGTGAAGTTGGCTGTTGGAAGAACACTCACAACCTTACCAAGAACAGCCAAGACTTTGTTTCTTGTCAGTGGGTCATGGACACGAGCTTGCCAGTCTTGGATTCCGTCTCGTTCAAAGATATTAGTGATGAAACGAGAAACTGAATCGTTAATATATTCAATAATGGTGCGGCCATCGAAGAGTTCGTACGCCCTGTTACGCATATCCTGGGACCAGCGAAACTTAAAGAAAACTTCCCGTACTACTTGCCTTTCCTTTTCGGATTGCAAGTAGAACTGCTCAGCCTCAGACACGAATGTCTCAGGCTGTAACAAGGGTTCGTTACTCCAGGTTAGCTGATCCGTCATGTATATTTTGGAACATTATAACACACTTTATTTCATTTGTCTACTTTATACGCATTTGCTTGTATCCCTGGAGTGCGTTTTTGTACATTTCTTTGTTGTGGCGGAACATATAAACTCTGGTTCTTAGCATATCTAAAGTGTTCCAATATCCCTCCCGGAAGTTCTTTAACTTAGCTGTTTGGTCAATTAAATCCTCATGGTCTAGGGCGAAACTCTTGTCTTCATAGTTCCAGTTTTTTTCTTCTACGTCATACCCTACCTGAGTCATGTCCTTGGAACACTCTCCTATGTAAGCGTCTTTGTAGTAGATGCGGTAAAATCCATACTTAATTCGCTTAAAGCGTAAGTATTTAGATATTTTCTTTGCGTCCTTTTGGAGACGATTAAACCAGTAACTGCCTTCCATATTAGTAACTAATTCCTCTTTTAACGCCGAATCGTTGTTTGGGTGGGAACATATCTCTTGGTTTTAATACCGGACCACGAGAGTCCTCAATACCAAGACAAAGATATTCAAATGCCGATCTATAGTGGGAGGTCCAGTTATGTACTGGCTTATCAGATCGAACCTCCTCAGATCCATCTCTACGGACTTTGGGGTAGGCTGATTGCGTCATACACATATCAAAGTACACGGACCGTGGAGTGGTATTTAAATCAATACCATCCATGATTATGTGCTTAGCAGCTAGTTTCCTTTTCTGGAATACTTTCCATTCATCACGGAAGTTCACGATAACTCCATTTTCTTTTAGTAAATCAAATACAGAAGAGTCAGAGTTTTGTGTATAAAACCTACCAGATGGATCTCCGTAGTGGATGGGTCGTTTCCACTCACGGTGGGTTTCTATCATTCTTAGTTCTTCTGGGGTATAGTTATACTTACCATAGAGATCCATTGAAACGAACCCAGTTACAAACGGAACAAAAAATTCAATATGTTTGTTAGAATTCTTATAGGTGTCTATGATCCTGAAACGTCCATTGTTTGCACGTTGTGCCCAGATAATTGCTGTGTCATCAGTCCTACCAAAATCCCACCCCACATACAACGGAAGATCTGGGGAATACGGGAAAGAACCATGTGCTATATTGCGGTCATCCCACTCGGGATAGACACGCCCTTCCAAGGATTTGACGTACGAGATGTCGAGTTCTTGAGCTACCTCCTCAGGAGTTCGCCGAGCTTTTTCAAACTCGTACCACTCTTCGTCTTTGAGGGGGTGCGAACGCCAGTGGACTGTTTTTACGTCGATTCCAGAGTTTCTTAGTAAGGCATAGTAGTTATATCCGTGTGGAGTAGAGTTCGCAATTCTACACGCTGTAACGTCAGAACACGCTTCCCAGGCTTCTTTGGCATACTCCCAGAATCCTAACTCATCAAAGAGTACAGCGGTTTTACGTGATCCACGACCGAATTGTGGGTTCATGGTATCACCAGTAATCTGATTAGAATTAGCTGGGTTCACTAGTTTAAGATGTCTTCGATCCTTTTCAGGGTTGAACTTTTTAGGAAGAATCCATTTAGGAAGATTCTCAATAGCGTAATCAATCATTCCAAACAGGGAGTCCTTGGTTCGGTTGTCAACGAGGTCTTCTTTATAGGAACCAATTAGAATGTTGGAGCCATCTTTAAATAACCAATACCACAGTGGAACGTACACAAAAATAATCCACGAAGCTCCCATGTCTCGGGACTTTTCAAAGAATCCATCCTTACCAGAATCAATGTGGTCAATTAAGTACCGGATCATATCCTTTTGGTACTCAAATAAAATAAATGGAAGGTTGTTGGGGTCGGCTTGTGGTCTAGGGTCAAACGTCCATCCAAAGTTCTCAATAAAGAAAATCGCACCCTCTGCTGGGTTATCCGGTCGTGCACAAAGGGCCCACGTTAATTCACGTGCTTCGGCAGACTTATCACACGCATCATTGATCTTAAGCCTCTCAATGAGCTTTTTCTGGTAATCCTCAGAATGAACATACTTCTGAAATATCTCCTTTCTTCGGAGTGTTTCTTGAGCAACATCTAGTGACATAAGTATTCAATATGACATCTCCTGCACTCCTGCTCCAGCATATTATCCTTTACTTTCGAGAGTTTTCTCTCTCATCGCCATAATTGTCTTTAGTGCCTCATCAGGATCAAGGTGGTCTGGAATGTTGGACATAACCGCAATGTGCTCTGTGGCAGCACCTTGGATAATCTGTCCCTTATCAAATAGAATAGCTAGTGCAGTAGTTAACTGAACCAGTTTCTCATTTTGGAGAAGTTTTGGGTCCTCTTCATACATTTGGAGTTTCTTTCTCAGGAGTTTAGCTGCGAGGTTTCTTGTACCAATTAAAATATCCCCAATTGACTCATTAGTAACCTCTACCTCCTTTTTATGGGGAGACCTACTCTGCACTACATCCTTAACTACTTTAGCAGTATGAACCTCAACCCCATACTTTTGTGGATCATCCACAACCTTATTATAGAACTGAACCACCGCTGAAGTAGCTGTGCCAGCGTTTTGATACGCATCAACCAATCCAAAGTCTTGCGCTACCTCTCTATAGGACTTAAACTCTAAGGACTTGAAAATATCCGCCCCCCTTTCAGCAATAATAGCCTTACCCTTTTCACGCCGGGCGACCACCTCTGGAGCATTATGATTCTTAGCAGTAGCCATTTTGTCTCTTATTGAAACCCATATTTTTCCTCTAATCGGTCGAACCCCACAATAACCTCCCCATTAATCTCTATAACAGGAACCTTCATCCCCCTTGACTTAGAAATCATTTCCACCATCTTTTCAGGAGAAGAAGTAACATCCACCACATCAACCTCGGCCCCCCTTAAACGAAGAAGATCTAAAGCCTTACTACAATAAGGACACGTAGGAGTCTTGTAGAGGGTTGCTTTCAT